ACTACTGATATACCTGAATCTTGGTTTGCACGATAACTCGAATCTATTGTGCCAACGCCTGTAGCACTAGCGTCATTGGTAGTTGTTGAACCAGCTAGTTTAAAACAATGTGCAATAAATCCATCATCAGCGTCATTAGTGTAAGATATATTTCCAGCTACAGTAAAACCATCTGACGTAACTGCAGTTACTCTAGATGCAGTGTCTTGTCCATCTGTTTTATTAACGTATATATTCTTATCAATACCTCTAACAGTATCGACAATATTATGCCACCCATCTCCATTCTCTACTCTGTTTTTTATATGTAACCAATCAGGTTGAAAACCTAAACCAGTAATAGTTTGGTTACTATCACTACCCGCATATAATACTTCGTCATGATGTTCTGATGGTTTTGCTATTTTTGTAAATGTTGCCATATTATCCTCCGTCTGTTTGTATGTTTGAGCTACATAAAGCTAAGAATCCACTAGGTGGTGCATACTCAAACGAGCCTTTACCATTACCATCTGCATTTGCTGATGCGACTGCTGTAGTTCCAAAGTAGCCATGTCCAAAATTTATATACATATATCTGTTTGTTGAATCTGATGCTCGTCCACTAATATAAAATGACATTAAATCATTATCTGTGTTTGTTAATACTGTACCACTATCATAAGTACCAGCAGCTGGGTTTCCAACATTAGATGTGCTGGGTGCGTTATTCCAAGTTCCATTTCTACCTGTCCATACCTTGCCTGTAGCTGAATCAAAGGCGAACATAATAATATCTCCATCACTACAGTTAGCACCATAAGTTACTGTGCTACCAGCATTTTGAATTTTAGATGAACTAGCATCTGCTAAAAAACTAACTGCTCGTTTACCACCATTAGCAGCAGATTGTAAAGCTAAGTCAGCATTAAATTGTTCTATTCTTTTTGGAGATGAGAAGTCAGTCATATATACACCAAGTGTTGATGAGTTATTTGCTTTTTCAATCTTACACTCCCAATACCATTTACCACCTTGAAAACACATATCTATAGGTTGTACTCTGTTTACACCTGTTGTCATTAAAGCAGTAGTTCCAGCATTAAGATTATAAACTGGAGTATCATAATCGGTATGTGTACCTCTTGGGTTTAAGTTTGGAAATTTATTATTAGGTGTTGATATAGATTGTTTGAGATTGCCATTAACTGTCCATGTTTTGGAGTTTCCTGATGAATCAGTACCTAATGCACCAGCATTTTCAAATTTAAGAAAGAACCCATGTGTGCCGTAAGTAACCGATGGATTAGTTTTTGGTTTCCATATTCCAGTAGTGCTATCAGTTTCACCAAAAGTTGATGGTGTTAAAGCTGTGCCATCTACAAAATGATAATGAGCTAAGTTAAAATTAGAATGGAAATTATAATGTTTACCTATATATTCTGTACTTGCACCTGAGTTAAAATTAGTATCGCTGTTTTGTCCAAATCCATTTGTTTGGTCTGATGTACCCCATGCTGTTATTTGTTCTCCATTTACCCATGCTTTACACCTATCTCCAGCACTCGCTTGTGTTGTATCTATTGCTACGACAACATGATACCAAGCCGTTGTGTCTATAAATTCTCTAACTGATGTAAACCTAAGTGTTGCACCACCAATTCCAGCTTGACTCCTAATATCTAATTTATTAGCACTATCAAAATCAATAAAGTGTGATGGATAACTTGTTTGTGCATCTCCTATAAATAGTTCTTGAGTATCTCCACCATAGCCAATAACATTTCTTTTAACCCAAAAGCTAAAAGTCATTGTTTTTCTATTCCCCGCACTACCAAAATCTTTTGTTAAGTATGAATTTGCCATTAGTTAAATTGTCCTGAGTTGTTAATTCCTACCGCTACTGTAATACTAAATGCCCTGTCTGCTGTTTGCGATTCTGCATCTGTTGCTCGTAAGGTAAAATTATATGTTGTATCACTCGTTGCGTTAGGAGCTGTGCCTGTAATTGCACCTGTCGATGAGTTAAGTGTCAAATTCATGGTACTTGCAGGTGTGTCAGTATTACTGGTTAGCACACTTGTAGTTTCACTGAACGCTACTGTTGAGTCTGATGAAGCATCTACATCTAAAGATACTGATGCCCCTGCTGCAACCTCGCCTAAACTTCCAGCAGACGTAGACCATGTAGGTGCGTCTGATACTGTAAGTATTGCTGATGAGCTACGAGCTGCCAAACCATCAGGATTCTCAACTCTAATAAAATATGTTCCATCTGTGCCTAATGTTACATTGACTGTAAGCTGTGTAGCTGAATCTCTTGTAATACTATTTGGAGTTGTTATAACGCCTGATGAATTAATAAATTCTACATTAGGTGTAATTACAAAATTTGTTCCTGTTATTGCTAAAGATGTTGCAGTATTCCCCATTGTTGAAGGGCTTACCCCTGTAACAGTTGGGCTTGTGCCACCTGCTGCTGTAAAAGATAAAACACCTGAACCATCAGTTTGCATTAATTGTCCAGCAGAGCCATCTGATGTTGGCATTTTAAACAACACGCCATTACTATTGTGCATATTAGAAATATGATGTATGTAATTACCCATATGAGCATGACTGCTACATTGATAGTACAATAGGTTTGGAGTGTACTCATCTACTTGTATTTGAGTGTACGCACCAGCACTACCGGGTGTACCATTTGTTGTTACATTAGTTGTATAAGCTGTGCTTTTTGCTGCGTTTAAATAAAATCTTAATGGATGACTAGCGTTACTAGAGTCAGCTTGGTCAAACCTATAGTAATAAGTTTTACCTGTATCTGCACCATCAAAGTTTAATACAGCACCCTCAACTCCATCTATTGTGTATGCGTTGCTAGAACCCACACCTGTATAGGGGTGTGCTGATGTTTTGGTAATTACTTTAACTTCAAACGATATAGGAGAAGATGCACTTCCCCAATCTGATTTGTAGTCTTTACCTCTAGTTCTTTCTACTGTACCAGCTTGTCCTGATGTATTCTGTGTGCCTGTGGCATTAACACCCGGCAAATCAATATTTGCTGTACCATTAAAACTAACACCACCAATATTTCTTGCAGTTTCTAATGCTGTTGCAGTTGCTGCATTTCCTGTGGTTGAACCTGATGTTCCTGAAGTATTACCTGTTACATTGCCTGTCAAATTTCCTGAAAACGTACCTGACAATACATCTGTGCTTGAGTTAAAAGTTAATCCTGATGCTGTCTTTGGACCTAAATCCCCAGTCGCTGCCGTTGTAAACAAGGGAAAACAAGTAGTGTCTGAGGATTCATCTGCAACAGTAATTGCAGTAGGTACATAACTTGATGATGCTTTTGCGTCTAATTGTGTTTGTATCGCTGATGTTACGCCATCTAAATAACCTGCTTCTGTAGAAGTTACTGCTGATACACTAACATCGCCACTACCGTCTGATACTAACAGTCTTGATGCTGTTAAATCTGCCATTTTAGAAAAAGCTATTGCTGCACTTGTATTAACATCTGCGTTTACAATAACGCCTGTGCCAATAGCTGATGTTCCTGTTACATTCCCTGAACCATCAAAAGATGCTGATGTCCAAGTAACATCACCGGTCATACCTATTGTACGACCTGTAGCTAAAGCAGTTGCACTAGCAGCTAAAGTTGCAGAAGATGCTGTTCCCGTTACATTTCCTGTTAAATTCCCAACAAAACCACCAGTACCCGTTATTGTTCCCGATGAAGTAATACTCGTTGCAGTTAATTCAGGCATATTTGCTGCTATGTTTGCTAAAGTAACTTTTAAGTTAGAACTAGACTGAACAATAGGAAATATTGCACTACTTGTTGGCGTAGTAGTTGCTGTAAAATCTGAAATCTTTTTAGTTGCCATTTATTGTATTGTCCAAGTGGTTGTAGATATTGCTGGTGCATCTTGCCAATTTCCCGGTGCAATATCAGTTTTGTCTTCTTGTTGTATTAATTCGTTATTTTCTGTAGCTATTAACAATAGATTGTCTTCAGTTTCTATATAACCTTGTGCTGTTTCTGGTACATTTGTCCAAGAAGTGCTACTTGTGCTTACAGTCGCCCACGTTGTCATTAAGCTGCCCCGTAATCTATTCTAGTTGTTGGAGCTGTTCCTGAATGTCTATCTCTTTCGTTTGTATCTATTAAATCTTTTTTAGCCCTATCATATAAACTTGCCCATGTTTGTAATCTTTTATCATTTTGCAAATAAGGTTCTGCTTCAACTAAAGAGCCGTATAAATACAAATCAGGGTGATATGTAAGCATATCGTTTGTAGTGTTAGAATCCGAAAGAGGAGTAAAATATTTATAATAAAGCATTTCTATTTCATAAACCGAATCGGGTATCGGTCTTAATTGAAAATTATTGCCAATAATAGAATAAGCTTTAGGTTTTCCTGTTGAGCTTCCACCTTTAACTCTGTCCATTATTTCAGGAGTTAAATATTCTAAAGAAGTTTTAGGGTCAGTATTTAATTGTATATTACGCATAGCTACATAATTATCAGGTAAACTGTAATATTCTGTGTCAGCTATTGTACTAGCTGTTACTCTAGTTTCCATTCTTCTTATTTTAAAATCACGTCTATGTCTTGATTCTGTTAAAGCAATAAAATCAGGAATTATATTTGTTAAATCTTCTCTATCTAGCCAACTAGCTATTGCTGTTTTTAGTTCTGCGTATGTTGATATTGCCATTATATTACTCTATTTGTTGTTTTTAGATACCTGTAATCAGGACTATTTAATAGCCTTTTTACTGCTTCCATGTGATTTTTATTATTAATATCAACCCCATATTTATTCTTCCATTCGTAAACTACAGTTAATGGTATCCTAGCAGATAAACGAAATTCGTCTTTACTACTATGGTCATTATCTCGTAATCTTTGATTAGAGTCTATCAGGGGTTTGATATCTTCTATATGCTCTATAGCAAACTCGTTAGTAGCATCGTGAAAATGAAAAACCTGATTTCTGTCAAGTTTTCTTTTCATTATTCACTAAGCTCCTGAACAAAAACAGTAGGTGTTCCACTACCATGTATAGTTGCCATCTTCATGCCACCATCTATTTTGAAGATGATAGATTCATCTCCTGCCATGTATATTGAAGTAGCAACCACTGCTGTAGGATTTGCTCCAAACTCAATAAATACAGGGCCAGTAGTTGTTACTCTTACATATTCAATACTAGCATTAAAAGCTGATGTTTGTGCCGAAGTTCCACTTGTCGTTCTTGTGTGATTCGCTATAACTCTGTAACCACCTAGCCAATTTGCCATCTTTATCTCCTAATTACGAATGTTACCAATAATTTTTTAGCACCTGTAGAGCCACCATCTGTAATCATTTCGATAGTTCCATCTTCTTCGACTCTGTTAAGTGCTGTTGGTTCTGCTGAATCAACATCACCTGCTGCTGAGCCTGAGTGTGCAACTGTAATGCCACCACCTGTTACGGCAGTACCACCAATTTCAAAACTAATTGCAGCGTTTCCACCACTTATAGCTCCTTGTAATGCAGTAATAATTTTTACAATATTCCCACCATCAGGTACAGCTACAAATGTGCTTGATGCAGTAGATATGTCTTCTATCTCTGCTGTTACAAAATAATCATTTAATGTTCTCATTAAATTTCTCCAAAATTAATAACCCTCGTTCCGAAGCGATACCTTCTTCAAGGTCATTATTAAATGTATCTAAATTTTAAAAGTGGGGGAGTGAAACAAGGAGTGCAACTACTCCCCCTAACATAATAACTAAATTATGAAGTTGTTAAGTCAGCAACTTTCGAGTTAGCTGCTTCATTTTTAGCAACTAAAGTCCATTCTGTTAAGAGTAGTCTTTTCATTGCATCTCCAGTTTTTGCTAGTTCCATAGTTTGGAAAGGTCTTAAATACGCTGTAGACCACATTTCTGTGTCAGCAATTAAAGCAGTTCTTCCACTACCTCTTAGAACTCTATCAGCTACTACTCTAACTTCACCGAAGTCAGAAACATAAACATCAATAGTAGCCACTAGGTTTCTATCTTCTGCCATGTCCATTCTTGTTGAGTTACCAGTAAAACCTGATACTTTTTGTTTGTTGAAAGAGCCAACAATCAGCATATCTGGATTTCCACCAGCGTCATAACAAGCTTTAAGCTGTCCTTTAAGTAGTGCTTCAGTTAAAACTCTCTGAGTTCCATCTGTAACTACACCTGAACCGTTAGTAGAGCCACCTGTTCCGTGTGAACCATTGCTAGTACACCAAGATTCAAAACCTCTTGAAGTACGAGCTGAAGCTGCGTTACCTGAACCTGCACCTGCTGCAACTTTGCCAGTCATAGCAAGTTCCATATCACGTTTAAGCTCTTTACCAGCTTTTGCTACTTGGTATGCTAACTCAGAGTTAACACCTGCATGAACAACTGCTTCTTGTGTTCCTGAAACCATGACTGGTTTGTAAGAAATTTGAGTATAGTTTAATACTCTTGAAGTAGCTGACATTGCAGCACTTGGTGAGTCTTCGCCTTCTGCTTGTGCGTTAGCTGCTGCTGCTGCCAACGAGTCTGTTTGCCATTCATGTTTAGTAAACGTAGCTGTGCCAGTTCCGATTGCTGACATGAACGGAGTATCTGTAGGAGTAATATTGTAGATTATATTTGCTAAATCTTCTCTATTACCCGTTACATCATATGTTTCAAATGTGTTTGTTAATTGTCCCATTTTATTACACCTATGGTAAAAGTTAGTATATCAAGAGTTATGAGAAAAAAGATTCAAGAAGCTTTGCAGCGTCTTTGACGTTCCCTGTTCTCTTTGCTCTTGCTCTTAGTGCTTTAACTTTATCACTTGCAACTTCAGACTTAGAAGTACCTGAACCCGGTTTTTGTACTTTTGGAACAACTTTAGTTTTCTTTTTAGAAATTTTAGCTTTTAATAAATTTTCATAAAGCATAGCTTTGTGTAAAACCTCTACACTTCTAGCGTCTATTAAAGTATTTAATTCTTGTTCAGTAAAACCTTTTGTTACTGCATAATTTTTAACAGCTTGTTTTACTTGACTACCTTTCTCAGGGTCTCCCCATTCAGGCAATCTTTGAATTAAATCATCATAATTAACTTTTTTAGCTTCTTCAAATTGTCTTAATTGCTCTTGTTGTTGTTTTTGTACTACTTGTTCTTGTTCTTCTTTTAAAAGTCTCCTATTTTCTTGAAGTTCTCGGTAAGTATCTCGCTTTGCCATGTACTCCATAGGGTCGTCTTCCTTGAGTTTTGTCCAGTCAGTATTTGCAAACTCTTTTAATTTAGTGTCTGCTTGACTGTTAAATTGCTCTAGTTGTGATAAGTAACGCTGTCTTTCCTGTTGAGTCGCAGCTAATTCATCATCAGCTTTTTTGCGTTGCTCTGCCAATACGTGACTTTTTCGTGTGTAATCAGCTTGTCTACTATAACCATTCTGTAATTCTTCGAGAGAAACCTT